CTTGGACGCCAAAGATGTTTTGTAGGTATTGCTGCATATCTTGCCCTAACAAGCCATTCGCCATCTCAGATTGTTGCATTTGGTCATATTCGGTGCCAGAAAAGCCGCCAGATGCTGCGCTATTGCGGGCTGCATTTAACGTGTTTTTCTTTTTAAAGTTGTAACCTTCGGATGGCTTATAAGAAGACATGATTTGTTCAACAAATGAAGCTGGATTTTGCAGCATTTTTCCATAGGCATCTGATGCCATGTCTTGTGCTTGCGCTCCACGTTGAATAAATGGATCATAATGTTGTTTGCCAATACCTGGTATTTGTTGCAATAGGTTAGCGGTTTGATCATCACTGCCATTGTTTGAAAGCATTTGCCCTAACAAACCAACACCAGCGGATATTAGTGGTCCCCACATATTTCATTCTCCTTTCGCAGCCATACTGCTGCATTAATTATAACAGCTTTTATGGATAAGCTGTGGTTGTAAATTTAACTAAAGCGTCAGATATTTTACCCACATAACATGGGGGTGTGGCATTGGTTACAAACCATAAAGACCCATTAGGCATTAAGCTTGCCAAAGTACTGGTTACTTGGGTGTTTTCATCATAAACCGGGGTAATTGTTAACTGCTCATGGGTAATTTGTGGCACTGTCCAGCCATTATTGCTCAAAGCATTGCGTAAAGTTTGATTAAGTTCTTGCTGATAAATGTTTTGCACATTTTCGTCAGTTATTTCTAAATAAGTTGGCAAATCCATTAATACACCTCTACAAAGCCGTCGGTAACTACAAAACTTCCTAACCCTAAGAAAGATAGCTTGATAGTTAAATCATTACAGACGCCCATATTATTATAGTTAATAATATTTTGCCGCTTACCAATAGGATTAAGGGTCCGGGTAACATTGCTGCTCCAAGTAATGCCTGAATCTTTAGATATTGCCACATCAACTCGTGGGCAATAATTAATTGGCGGTTGTGCTAATGAAATTCCAGTTACCAATGGATCATCACCTTGCGCCATCGTAAAGGTAAAGGTATTAGCTACAAACCTACTAGAATCAGGTCTGCGTATGCTTTCCGTGATTCTAACGCGTGGAATCATATGCACCAGCTCTGGATCAAAGTCTGCAACTTTAGGTGTAAGATTTTCATTATACACTGTGATGTCAGTGCCACATTCATAAATGCAAGAGTTCTTCAGTGAAGCAAACAGTAGCTTGTTATTGAAATATACAATTGCCCGCGCAGGATGGAAGTCATTATTATAATCTGAAAGATTAAAGAATCTTTGCGTATTAAAATCATAAGCCAGCGTTAAATTGTCCTCCATATCAAAAAAGGTTAATTGATAAAACAAATGACCGTCTTGACGATAAAACAATGCTGTTGATTTGGCAGGATTGGTAATAGTTGATAGCAAGTAATCAATGCCATCAGTGGAAATCCTAGCAACACCTTCGCCAGAATAAACCATAATGCATGGCTTATTGTCTTCGTTTACCGCTAGCCACGCAGTATATTGGTCGCTAGAGGCAATTGTTGACACTGATAGGCAGCCATAATCAATATTAACCGACGAGTTACGACGATAATTTTGCAAACCGCCAACATTGGTCCAGATTTCTGTCACTGTTGTGCCAAACACTAATACGTTATTAGCTTGACCTGGCAAACGCTTAACTGCCACAGCAGTATCAGGCTTAGTAGATAAAGCAAAATCAGTTTGTGCGACAATGGTGGTTGGCGTGTCATATACGTATGCATACCACCGCGCTCCATTACCAGTAATGTTAGCATTGCCAAACAAGAAGAAAGTATTATGAAAGGTGACATAATTGGGTACCAGCACCGCCGCTAATGGACCGCCAGTTTGTTTAACAACTGACGCACCCAAATCGTAAGTATAAATATATGAACTAATACCATCGACGATGCATATTTGCCCATTAAGATTCTCATCCATAAACACTTCGCCGTCAGCAGTTTCTATGCTGCCAACGATGTTTGCGTTATATAACGAGTCTATTTTATAAACATTCACCCCAACCACTGCTACTAATAAATTGCCGCGCACAGAGCGAAACAATCCACGACATGGAGTGCTGCCATCAATTAATTTAATAAACTTTTTAAAGCCGGCAAAGTTAACTAGCCAGTCTTCAGAGATAAACATATTATATGTTAAGCCTGAGCCTATTTTTTGATAACGGCCAAAGGTTGAGCTGCCACATATTTGTACTGGCACTTGCTCGCTATTGGGGGTGATTTTTGAATTGCTACGCTTAAAATCCGTTATAATATTTCTCCTAGTTTAAGCTGGCGTCCAACCGCGACCCAAGTTTATTTGGCCCCAATTTAAACCTGACCCACTTTGTAATGTAGAAGATTTTTGCATCATTAAATCCATAGGTGCTGAGCGTGATGCAATCCACAAGTTGTATTGCTTAAGCTGCTTACTTGCACCCATAGGGACTTCAATATTAAATTCACTACATAGTCTTTCAGCTAAGCAAAACTTTAAGTAATTAATATAGAATCTATCCAAGGTTAGCGATAAATCCTGATTATTAGTTACTTCAGCAAGCCTAAATAAGCCCCAAGCTTGCAATGGGTAGTTGGTATCTGGGAAGAAATATAAGAAAATATTCGCACCGCCAAAACATCTTTCTAGGTGCCAATTAAATGGCAGCGCATTAACGTTAGCACGACCGCTGCCAAAGAAATCAATTCTATCCATTTGATTCATTTGATAGCGTACGCCGTTAATAAAGAACACCAAAGTATCAAGCTGTTCTAAATTAGGCACAAAATACATTTCTTGGCCGGCTACCGCATTAAACTCATACTTTAAATAGTAAGGAATCATATCCTTTTCTATAGCTTTATCAGCAAGGATATCATTTAGAAAATCTAAACCATCATTAAGTTGTGAGCCTGTAGGTTGTTGAAATTCACGCGCTACTATTCCAGAGGTGTAGTATGCATCGGTAATAAGTTTAGTGACGGTATATGCCATGTATAACCCCTTATAATAAGTCTTTAAAACCAACAACTGAAATGCTTAGAGAATTACCTACTGCATCATCATCGATTTCATAACTAATAAATGCGCTGTTATTACATGGGCAGGTTGCATACATTAATACACCGGTGCCAACTATCTGCACGTTGCCAAGGTAAAAGTATGCTGCATCTGAACCACTAGGTCTTAATCTAAAAACGTTATTAACATTATCTGCGACGTAAGTTACTAATAAATAAACATTAGTGGCCAGGTCTGGCACACATTCGTTGCCTTGGTTTAAAAATACATCTGTATAATCAGTGGCATTACCACTGGTTAGTACTGGGAAGCTGCCGCCGTAAAGCATATCACGATTAACGCTATTACCAACTTGTTGGAACGGCTGTATTTCGCCTACGCTATCAATTGCAATCGTGCCAATTCTGCGGAACATATCATAACCAAACGGCATAGTTGGGCGGTCAAAGCTTAATGAAAGCAAGCCAGCAGTTGGGTATTTAGTGTTTTCTTGACCATTGCCAATAAGACCTATCGACGAACCAATAATAAAGACTGCATAAAGTCTTTCATCTTGAAGAGTGCCAGAGTCTAGACCATTAGCGCCGCGTCTATCAATTTTAACAATTAGATCATTTTGCAACACAATATCATTAACATTAGAGCTGTTTCTAGCGGCTCCACGAGTGACATTTAAATGCTGCTCTGGGTTTAAAGAATTTTGGGAGATGTGTAAGCCATTAATATATAGCTCGCCAGCGTTGACTACTGGTACTTGTGGACTAGTTGCGGCCATGGGCGATTCCTTTAAAAAATGGGGGCGTAAATTACACCCCCAACATTGTCAAACAACTATTATAGTTGATCTACATAGCCAGCTACAGATATAGCAGTAGCAGTACCAGTAACTTTGTATAAAATACCAGCTGCAGTTGCAGGGCATCTTAATACGCCAGTCTTAGCTACAGCAGCTACTGAACCACTCATTACAGCTTGGCCAACAGCACCAACACCACTTACGCTTAAATTAACCGTATCACCCCCAGCAGTAGGAGTGAATACAGTTAAGAAGTCTACGTCAGTAGCGATACTTGGAACTAATCCAGTTAAAGCAACAGCGGCATAAGCTGCTGAATCACCAGCAACAATAGCAGTTGGTAATGCAACATCATAATACATATGTCTTTCAGCACCGGAACCTACTTGGAAGAAATTTAATACAGTAGCAATACCAGTGCGTACAGCACCAATTCTGCGGAACATATCATAACCAGCTGGTAAAACAGGAGTTACAAAGTTCAAAGAAAGCATTGCAGCGCCAGGGAAGGCTGATACTGGTTGGCCATTACCGATTTGATTGGCAGATGAACCAATTGCGTATACAGCATACAAGCTATTATTAGCAATAACGCCAAAATCTAAGCCGTTAGCGCCACGCGAGCCAGTGCTAATACTTACAGCGTCAGCAATCAAAATATCATTAACGTTGGTGCTATTGCGACAAGCGCCAGCAGCTACGTCAATTTTAGTTGCAGAAGCTGCAACGTTATTAGAAAGTGTTAATCCATTTACGTAAAGCAAACCTGCGTTTACAACTGGAACTTGTGGAAGTTGTGCCATTTATTTGTCCTCTATTTAAACTATTCATAAAGGGTGCAAATAATGCACCCCCGCAAAAAACATATTCCAATAATTATAATGGGAATATTAAGGCCATTGCGTACTCATCAACCAAGCTGTAGCCGTAGATACAATCATGAATCATGCCGCGTTGGTTTTGACCAAACACTGAACCGTAGTATTGACGAATTGAAACGCCAGTTTCTGGGTCATATGAGTTAGCAGTTGCGTAAGGACTTTGACTAGGTAAAGCAGGCATTGCTAAATACAATGAGTTACCAGAACAAATCATACCAGCTCTATGAGAAGGTAATACTCTAACTTCCATACCAGCAACGATTGGAGAGCTAAGGTTTTGACTGTTAGTTGGCAATACTTGTAATGGAGGGTGAATATTAACAGTAACATCACCAGCGCCATTAGATTGTGCATCAGCAGTAGCTCTGAACTGTACTGGGTTATTAGAAACTTTATGACCAATAAAGGTTAAGTATCTAACGTTAGCAAAGCCAGCAACACCATCACTGAACTGGAATTTGTCATACTTTTTGATTGCATCAGCATCATTAGCGCCAGCGCCAGTGAAAGTGATTGCAATTACAGCGCCATTAGCGTCAAAAGTTAAATTAGAAACAGTTAGAGCAGTGTTTGCATTACCTACAGTTCCTGCGATGTGTACAGGTAATAAGTTAGACTGGTACCAAGTACAATCAGAGAATGGACCAACTTCCCAAGAATTAGCTAACTCATCATTGCGGTTCGTTGCAAATTGATTTAAACCAGAACCAACAATACCTGGAACAGCGAAATCAGATAAGTAACCTCTAGTATCAGAAGAAACAGCGCCGTAGTTTCTAAAGAATGCTAAAGCTTGAGCCAATTGATTGAAAGAGTTAATTGGGCTAACACCAGAACCATAGAAACGGTAAGTATTAGTTACACAGCTTTGAGCTATGTCAGCTTCAACTTCAGATCCAATTTCTGCAATTGCAGATTTACCGAATTTCATCATGTAATCTTTAACGTTGAAAAGGAATTGTTGATCTGTGAAATCATAAGAAGTAGATAATTGCTTATCAACTGTTAACACGTGCACTCTTTGTTCAGCTGGTTGGAACTGAGCTACTAAAGATTTAGTAGTAGTGAAACGTGGTGGTAAATCAAAACTTACTGATGAACCTAGGTTCGCAGTTAAGTCTTGGAAGTTTTTAAACTTTGTGTTAGAAGTATTAATGAAAGCACCAAGGTTTTGCAAATAAGCAAGACCAGATAATTGGTACGTTTGTACTTGTTGAAGAATATTGTTCGCCATAAATCACCCCAAATAATAAATAAATATTCATTTGAGTGCTTAAAGAGTTGCAATAAGACCTAAGAGCTAGCGTTTAAGCCAAGAAGCACTCTTAAAATCCTGTAATGTTGACAATTCCTTTTGGGCACCCACACTTGATGGTTTTAATTTTGATAATGGTGCATTAGTAGCGACGTACTCTTCTTTAGCTGTTTCATTGCGAGCAATAGATTTAGAAAGCTGTTGTAGCGCTTTCTTGGCCTGCCTCTCATCAATTTGTGCTAGAGAATTAATACTTGCCAACTTCATCGGATTATTTGCCAACTCATACATAATTTGTGGCAGATTTTCCATTTCAGTTGCAAGATAGACAACACTAGGAAATCTTGCTGGATCAAAATCCTGCATAACGTCATTAAAGTCTTCAAACATTTCTGGACCAGTTGCCATTTTATCTAAGTAATTATCAGCGACACGTCGAATCTGATCTTCTTGAGCCTGGCGTTGCATGTTTTCACGCAAGCGAGCTTCAACTTGTTGATAAATTTCATTGACATCAGGACCAGCCATTCCACCCATACCCACATTCTGTGCTTGAGATTGTTGACCTTGCTGAGATTGTGCTTGATATTGAGCAGCCATTTCACGACGAGCCTTTTCTGCGGCAGCAGCTTTTTCCCTTCCAACTAAAGAGTTTACTTGCTCTTGCGTTAAAAGTTTTTCAACTGGTGCAGACGCACTCTCATTAGATGCTATATCTTGACTAACTTCTTCATTCATCCTTAAAACCTCTATTTTCACTATTACCGGTGTGACCGTGGTGCCCAAGAAAAGCCTTGGTGCTTCTATTATATGCAGTCTTTGCTGCACCCCTATAGATAGGTATCTCACCAAGCCCTAAGGCCAGTACTCATAGATTAGACTTACTCAGTACACTTAGCAAGCAACTTTTTTAGTTTCGACTATTATGAAACAGGTTAATCAAATAGAAAGGAGTACCATGTTTTTAAACAGCAAGCCATTTATCACTAAAGAAGAGCCAGCAAGCGGCGCAACTAGAAAAAAATGGGGATTTTCTAAGCGTTGTCCATTTAAGTTTTACACTGACAAAGAAGATTATATAACTAGGATTTTAGTAAAATACGAAGATCCTAATGCATGTTGGCATATTAAATCTTGGTCTGGCAAAGATTTATTAAAGACTTACCCAATTGGAACGTGG